GGCTTGGATCGATGGGCAGTCCCAACACCTAAGGTCAAAGTCGACCGTTCACAAGCTGAGATGCTCGGCCTTACAGATGGTGACATTGATGTAATGGTCAATGATGCAGAGGCTCAAGCCCAAGCGTTTATCTCTGCTGAGCAGTCTTATCTTGTAGAGAACGCTGCTGTTAGTTTTGACACCTACGCGGCTCAGCCTAACCTATACGCTGATGGGCCTATCTCGATCATAACTAAATGCGACTCTCAGATAGCGGCGGCCTTCCTGACTCAGTTTGCAGATCTGGGCAATACAGAGACCGGCGCTCGATCAGTTGGAGAGATTCATCTATCAGTATTCAGGAGAGCGGCTATCAATCTATGTGATCTAGTGGCTTCTCAAGTCTCCGGTATGGATAGACGCGGCGGCGGGACGATTGGCCGATTGATCAAGTTTAACTATGGGCCAGTTGATCCCTCTAAGTTACCTCGACTTACTCATACTGGTCTTGACACTGATGACCTAGCTGACTCTATGGCCATGCTTCCTCAGCTGGTGCAAGCTGGCCTTCTCACTCCAGACAATGAGCTAGAGCGAGCACTAAGAGAGCGTCTTGGAGCTGGTGACCTGCCAGAAGAGGCTCAGCGTTCAGCCATAGAGAGAACGGCTCAAAGCTCTGGTGGTGGTGGTGTGCTCGGCCTTACTGAAGCTCTGATCAGGAGAAAGCGCAATGGCTAGGACTCAAGCCCAGACACCAGCACCGAAGCGAGATCAAATTGAGGGTAGCTCCAAGAACCCCAAGGGAAGCGCAAGCGGTTCTCGAGGTGGGATCAAGATTGGAGAAGCGGCCATCAAGTCTCTTGAGAACATGAGAGACAAGCACAATGAGAAGTACAAGGCCAAGTCAAAGCGGGTTGACCTTGGCACGCTCAAAGCAGTCTTTAGGCGTGGCGCGGGTGCATTCTCTACGAGTCATCGCCCAGGGATGAACAGAACACAATGGGCCCTTGCACGTGTTAGAGCATTCTTAAAACTGGTTGGGACTGGTCAGCGTAAAGAGTCATACAATACAGACCTCGACCTATTACCTAAAGGCCACCCCCAGAGAACAGAGACCAAGAGTGAAGCGCTGGCAGTGCCTGACAAGTACAGTCATATAAACTTCACCCCACCTCAAGGGGCTCAAGACGCGGCCAAGCGTGCTCTTGAGGTGAGAGCAGACAAACCACCTTCTCAGCGTGGAATGACTCCGGTCGGCATAGCTCGAGCTCGTGACCTTGCCAACGGTCGAGCCATGAGCCCAGAGACCGTCAAGAGGATGCTGGCGTACTTCACCCGTCATGAGGTCGATAAACAAGGTTCCACGTGGAACAAACAGGGTAAGGGCTGGCAAGCGTGGCAGGGCTGGGGCGGTGATGCTGGCTTCGCTTGGGCTCGAAAGGTTGTGAGACAGATGAATGCAGCAGACAACAAAGGCCAAGCCTTAAGGGCTTATGGTGAAGCCATCCAGTTAAGCGCTCTTCCTGATTATGAGGTTCCAGAAGGCTTAACCATTGGTAAGCCCTTCAAGACGTTGGCGCTTGGTCAAGTCTCCAGTCGTATGAATGGCGAGAGTATCGGTCAAGCCATCGATGAAGATATGCTCGAGGAGATGGTCAGAGTTTACAAGGCTCGCCGTTTAGCTGATCCGGTGATCATCGATTGGCAGCATGCTACATCACCATTCCAAGGCGGCAGTATCGCACCACCTGAAAGCGGTAATGCCCTTGGGATGATTGTTGACCTCGAGCTTAGAGAGGATGGCCTTTACGCCACGCCAGCCTACAACGAGAGAGGTCTAGACGTGGTCAAGAATGCCGGCGGTATTCTCTGGTCATCTCCTGAGTTCTTAGCTGGTGAGGTCTTCGACCGTGCCGGCGGTGAAAAAATCGGTGATGCTCAGCTATTGGCCATCACCTTAACCCCTCGGCCTGCTCAGAGCCATGACAGGATCGACCGAGTTACCCTAAACGAAAGGCTAGAAGAGATGGACAATATCGAGTCTATGTCTGTTGAGGAGCTCAAGGCTGCTCTTGCTGCTAAGCATGAGATGGTTCTAGAGCTCGAGCAAAAGATTAAAGACATGCAAGCAGAGAGCGAAGCCGCGCTTGCTACTGAGGACAAGCCAGAGGACGAAGAGAAGCCTCAAGCTATGACTCAGGATGAGGACGAAGAGAAAAAGAAAGCTCAGATGTCACTCAGTGAGTCAGGTCACCAGCTATTCAAAGAGCAGATCCGAAATCTTGAGGCTCAGACAATCAAGCTAGGTGAACAGCTCGCCGCTTCTGGTGCTCGTATCGAGATGTTAGAGGCCGAGAAGCGCGATATTGAGAAGCGTCAAGCAGTACGTGAGCTTCTGGAGAGCGGACGCATCACGCCAGCCGAGGAAACCGTTGTAGCTAAAGCTTTTGAGCTTCGTGAAGTTCAACCCGAGTTTTGGCAGATGTTCACCGAGCGTTCACCCGCGTCAAGTGTTCCACTCGGCCAGATTGGACACGGGGCCAGCGGTCAAGAGATCAACAAGGCGACCGTGCACGAGGCCATCAAGGCTCTCGCGACCGAAAAGAGCGTGACCTATAGCGAAGCGCTAACAATGTATCGAACCACTAACCCAGATAACTATGCTCAAGCGTTTGGAGGCTGATCATGGCTACTACTGATAATATTTTCTCATTCGTGGCTGCTGAAGCCATCACTGAATTTGCGGCGGTCTCTGTCAATGCTGATGGAAAGATCATCATTACTGACGCTTCTACTGATGACTCATGCGTTGGTATCGCTCAGCGCGCTTGCTCTGCTGGTGACTCTGTTGAGGTCGTCATCGATGGAGTAACTCGCGCTATTGCTGGAGATGCTATTGCTCCAGAGACCACCTCTCTTTTGATGGCAGAGCCTAACGGAAAGCTCATTCCGTTGGTATTGGGCAGCGGCAACTTCGCCATTGCTCGCATCCTTCCAAACATTAACCACCATTCCCCAGCTGATGGAGACCAGATCAAGGTTGTATTCACTGGGCCTAATTACACTGGAGCTTAATCATGGCTAGTTCATATTCAAATCTTCATCCAGTAGATGAAATCCTCTCCAGCTTAGTCGTTGAAGCCGTCCCAAGTGATGATCAACTCATCGCTGATAAGTGCTTCGAAGCCATCAAGGTTCCCGAGCGTTCAGGTACTCTTCTTCTCGAGGAGACCCGAAACTTTATGGGTGCTGGTGCTGGGCTTGACCTCGAGAGAGCCCCAGGGGCTAGCCGTACCTCAATCGGCGGCTTCGATCGAAGCTCAACCACCTTCAAGGCTAAGATCTACAGCGCTCAAGACTCTATCGCAATGGAAGATATCTTTGACTCTCAATACCCTGGGAGTGAAGAGCAGCGCATTGCCAAGAAGGTTGCTCGAGTCATGAAGCTCGCGAAGGAGAAGCGCGCGGCTGATCTCCTCTTTGATGCTACGACTGCATTTGCTTCATACACTGATACGCCATCAACTAAGTTTGACGCGGCTGGCGCTGAGCCTCTCACTTACCTTCATGAGCTCAAGGATACCGTCTTCGCAAACGCGCACGGGATCAACCCTGACTCTTTGATCTTCGGCCGCGACGTGTTCAGAGCATTGGCGCGCAATCCTGAGATCAGAGGATACGCTGGTCAAAGCTCTGCTGGTTTCGCTTCAGGTAATCGCATCCTCAGCGATGAGGCAGTGCTTCAGGTACTCCGTGACGTGCTCGGCATCCCCAATATTCTCGTTGGGTCTGCTCGACGTGATACAGCAGTCCCAGGGGCTACATCATCAGAGAGCTACATCTGGAACGGTGAGACCATCTTCATGGGTATCCTTCGTGGTAGTGACGCAATCGTCCAGAAGAGCAACAACGTTAAGGCTATGCCAGTTGCAGCGCTCAATATGGAATATGGCTCAATGGTCGCGGGTCAGTATGACTCTAATGATCGTACTCGTCGCTATGTCTACGCTGAGGAAGTACACAGCTTTAAGCTCGTCGACGCTTCACTCGGCTATGTCGTCACCGACTGCTTGACCTGATAGCTTGTGAATGAGTACAGCCAACCCGTCATCCTTTCAGAAGATGATGCAGATCGAAGAGCGATCGATGATCTAACCAGACAAGCTAAAGCTCAGTCTGGGCCGATGGCTGTACTTACCAGAGCGCGAAGAGATCAACTCAAAGCTGAAGTTGCCGCAGAGCTTGATTTTGCTCGAGCTCTTCGGCGTGCTCGGCTTGAGTTACTCGACACTCTAGAGGTGGCCCTTCAAGCCTCCTCACCTCTCACAGTCGCTCAAATGACTGATGAGCAGTTGCTAGATCTGATCCTACGTGGTGGGCTCGGTCTAGCCATCGATGATTTTATTGATCAACAGGATAGGATAAGAGAAGCCGCAGAGAGAGCGCTTACAGCTGTACAGCCTGATTTCGGCTTCTCTCCTATCGCATCACAGATCGACCAGATACAAGCCACATCTGCGGCGGGTGTCTTCGATGATGTGATACTACCAGATTTCAAAGCGGCTATCAGGTCGGCTATATCAGATGTATCTCTGGATGTACCGGTCGATGTAGCCATGAGCACCCTGAACGATAGATTAAATCGATCCGAGGGTAAGCAGCTCACCGAGGTTAAGACAAGGATCAGCCAGTATGGAAGATCAATCACGGCGGCGGCGGCTTCGGCTGCTGATCTGGATTATTATTTATATACTGGCCCTCAAGATGGGATCACTCGGCCTTTCTGTCAGGCCTTGGTGGGGTTAGTGGTGAGCTCAAAACAAATGGGCCGACTAAATAACGGTCAAGGCTTAAACGTGCTAACATCATGCGGCGGGTATAATTGCCGCCATTCATGGTCACCGGTCACCGAGGGCTTTGTTGAAGCGGCTGACCTACCCAAGGCCAAACAGGCCGATATATTCAAGGCTAACAGAGGAGCGAGACGAAGATGAAGAAAGCAGTTAAAAGTCAAGACTTGCGTTTCACTTGGGATCCTCCAAGACCATACAGTGGAACGCCAACGCTTACAGTCGGCTTTAGTTCAGTCTTCTCTGGCTCATTCACTCAGTCTCGATCTGATGTGACTGTAAGCGCTATAGCCAACGATAGACGAACACTCACACTGACTGGAGACGCTGGCGCGACTCTTGAGAGAGATGAAGTCAGGGCGTTTCTGAGAACGGCTTCTGATACGTGGCTTTCGGTAAAGGTCTCTAGGCTCGGTGGAACTACAGCCATATTAGCTGAGCCACTGCCCAGAGAGATCAGCCTGAGCTCAAACGCTACTCTCAATCTTGCGTCGAGCTATGTAGATATTGACTCGGCTTACACTGCCACTAGTGGGGTTTATCCCTATACTATCTTGTATTCAGATGAGCTGGGAAGTGAGCACACTGAGACCGGATTAATCAAGGTCACGCCTAGGCCGTTCAATACTGGGCTTGATCATGATGAGCTCGTTGATACGTTCTCTTCTCTGGCTGATATGGTGCCGCGTCGACAAAGCGACTTCTTACCACAGATCAAAGCTAGCCTCGATGAGATCGCTCAACAGATCAGAGACCATGTCATTGGGGACAATGTGACCGAGGATGAGGTCTTTAACCAGCAGAGCTTTAAACAGGCCCATGCCTACTGTGCGGCGGCTAGAATATATGAGATGCATCTACAGCTTGACGCGGCGGCGGCCATGCGTGATCGATGCTCTCAGCTGATGGATCTGGCGCTAAGGTCGATTACTTTAGATTTAGATGGTGATGGCGTGGTCGATGAGGGAGAGGAGAACCTACGCCGAAAAGGTGGAAGCGCTTCTGACTTTCGCGCGTCTTGGCGTGGATATGCTAAGAGCGAGAATGATGCCTTTTTTACTCCGGCGCGTGGTATGAGGCACTGATGGCTGCTCGAGTTCGCTTAAATTTTCCTCGGTCGCTATGGACTGCTCAAGATACGCTCAGGCTTGCATCCAATACGCTTGCATCAATCAAGCTCAGGACAAGCCAAGGCCTTGATGCCAATGGTCGACCGTTTGATGATTACAGCAGTCCACCAGATGGAAGCCCAATATATGTATCGAAGAAAGGTGCTCGACTTGCCCCAAAAGGCGGAAGGTTAACAAAAAGCGGCAAGAGCGTCTTTTATAAAGGTGGGTATAAGGAATACAAACATTCCAGCCGGCAACGTGGCAGTGGTACAGATAGCGCTGAAGTTGATCTAGTGCTATCTGGAAACATGATGAATAATCTTGTGGTCAAAGAGGCCACAGTAAGCCGCTTCGTCATTGGCCTTACTACTCACGCTCAATATGGTTATTATGTGAATGAAAAGAGAGAGTTTATCGGCCTATCACCTCGAGATGTTGAGGTCATGGTCAAGGCGGCTGAGAACGACATAAGAAAGAAGCTTAAGAGATGAGCCAAGGGATATTCGCGGCGCTGGATTACCTAGCCGAACAGATCGAAATGATCACGCCTAAAACTGATGTTCATCATGGGTTCGTTCAGGCCGTGGGCCCAAGTGGCCTGACTGCTCCACTTAACGCTATGGCTGGTAATAATCGCCTCTTTCAGCTGGCAATCGATCAGCTACCTATCGATGATGGCCAAGCTGGCCTTAGTGGTCGAAAGCGAGCAGTCATTAATCTACTGGTACGCTATGACCTGCCCAGAGATGAAGCCTTCACGACTCGGATCATGACCGAAGATACAAGTGATCTAATCAATACCCTTAAGGGGCCAAACTATGATCTGGTCAATACAGGTATTGTCAGCGTCATCACTCAACCACCTATCCTCGAGCCCATACTTGACCAGCAAGGCGAACCTCTCGCGCTTCGGCTCACCCTTCCCTTTGATCTCTTGTACTTGGAGGCT